TTCGGATTAAATGTACCGATATAATATATGACTAGTGTATAAAATGCACCAGCGATTATCTGATAAAATATATTAATTATTCTGCTAATCATTTTACATAAGCAATATAGTCATACCCACCAACATTGTTAGGTAATCTTCTAGAAAGAAATACTAACTTAGTATTTAATTTTAACATTTCTTTTCTTAATTTGTTTCTTTGAGTAGGTGTTAGATTGTCTTCTAAATCTTGACCCCAATTTCCAGTATAATATGTTATGACTGGTGATTTGTAATACTTTTGTTCTTTTGTTTTTTTAATATCCGTTTTTAAGTAATTTTTAAGAAACTTAGGTGCTTCTATCAACTGTTTTTTCAAAAATTGGTCTATCTCTTTACTCATAATATAATCTCCATGTTTAACTAACTTCTTTTACTTCCTGCACAACACATTTCGGTATTATTGTAGAATTTCCACATTCATCAATACTACCATCCTCTTTAAAATTAAAATCTGATACAAGTCTAATCATATCTTCTTCATCATCATCACTTATCAAAAAACCTGTGCTTAAACATCTAGGTAAATCATCTGATTTTACATCTTCAATACTTCTCCATGAACTATCAGATTGTATATCAATCCATATTACATGGACAAATTTATAAGGTATTTTTTTAATTGCTCTCATTTATCAACTCCTTAACCTTAACTAGGTTTTTATATTGTAAGACATTATCTGTCATACTATTAATAGAATCTTTAATTAAATTTTTGTATTCTTGTTTTAAATAAAATATGGAAGATAGAGGATGTACTTCTACATCAATAAAGAAAGCTGCTGTATCTTTATCAACTGTTAATGTTCTTTCATGTTCAACTCTAAAATATAAATCATCTAATTTATTGAAATTCGGTCTAGTATAACTTGGGTGATTACTTAAACTTCCTAGTGGTGATATGCCCCATGTATATCTTTCATAAGATGAACCACTTGTCATAGCACGCCAGATACCATCACTTGCCTTTCTTAACATTTCACTATCAGCAACTGCTTGATGAACATCTTCTAGTGTTAGACCTTGTACTTTGCCAGGATTCCAACCACTCGCCATTGCAACAAAACCTGCCTCAACTTTACCTTTATGCATTATAATAATGTCATCAGGTATTTCTAAACCCATTTCTTCTATTGAGTAAAAAGGTTCATCTGTTAATTGCATTGCTTTAGATGTTTTTTCAACTAAAGATTCTTGTCTTGCAATATAAGATTCAAAACACATTTCATCTGATAGAGTTTTAAATTCAAAGTTCCTCTCATTATATAAATCATCGGTGTATTCCTTCAAGACAACATTGTCTACAGGTTTGAATCGAGGATTCATTGTATAAGGTGTTTGTACTATTTCTTTTATGTTCATAATATAATAGGTCCATTATACAGGACCTCACACGATTTGTCAAGCACTTTTTTACTTTATTTTATTGATATCAATATAATCATCATTCCAATTAAAAGCGGATTTTACAACGGATGCTGTTAGTCCTTTGTACATATTATGCAACTTCTTATCTTTTATTCCAATCATTACTGTAGCTTCATCTTTATGAAGACCTTCTAGTATTTGAACAAATAGAGTTTCTTTTCTAGTTTTAGATAATGTATTATCACCACCTACAATAAAATGCCATAATTTAGAAGATTCTGCTTCAAGTCCAGTATGTTCTGTACCTGCTGGAGCTTCATTCGCCATATATGGAGGTGTACCTGTTGGTAAATCCCATACAATTTTAGGGTCAAATGCACCTTTCAAGATTCTTCTTAATCCTGGTGTATCATTCTCTTTTAAGATTTCTATTTTTTTTGATTTTACTTTAGCGTTATTTACTTTAGTGAACACTTCACTAAATAACGGTTTACCTGTACCACCTTGAGCCATGGAAGTCATAGCTGCAGGAGATATTAGATTTGGATTTCTTGTTACCATATTTTCACCTCATGTTTAAAAGTCATTTATATTTGTCATTAATGTTTTCAACTTATGGTCTATAAAATATTGCAATAGTTTTGAACTATTTGGTATCTTATATGACCTGTAAGTATTTATAATATCCTCTTGTATCGCTACAGGAATCTCTGTTAAATCAATCAACTTTTTATTTCGTTGATAATTTAATCTTGTTATACTACCGAGTGGTATATTATCTAATTCTGCCCACTCTTGTAATCTTTTTTTATGTATTGGTTGTTGTTTTTCACCTGTTACAAAAACATTATCATCAGATAGTATATTAGGTACGCCATCAGAACGGTCACCTTTTATAATTTGTTCATGTAAAAATTTTATTGGGTCTTCATCTTTAATAAATTTCTTTTGAATCGGACTAAATTGTTTTACTTCGGGATATTTATGTAATTGTATAAAGTCTTTATCACCTGATACTATCATAACATCTTCTTTATTGTTATGTGCCTCTCTACATAATATCGCAATGATATCATCTGCCTCAGAATTATCTACTGATAAAACCATGTAAGGAAAGTTTTCTGCAATCTCTTGTTTTACAACTGTAATAATATCAAAAAGGTCATCCCATTTATCCGTTGATTCTTTAGTTTCGGTTCTACCTTGTCTTCTTTGATGTTTATAATTAGGAAAGTATTCTCTACGCCAAGGGTTTGCTGAATCAGCGCATAATATTTGTGTACCATACTTCTGTTTAAATTTTAAATTATAACCTCTGATACTATTCAACACCATATGTCTAAACATATCTATATTAGGTGCTTGATGACCTCTTGTTTGGGCCATATAATTAGATATCAATACTTGATTTAAATCAACTAAAATCATTTATCATCTTCCGGTTCTTGTGTTGGTTTCCAATCAGATATGTCTGATATTTTTTCTTCAGTATTCATAAATTCATCTGATGGTGACCAATCTGGTTTAACTTCCGAAGTTTCTTCCGTTTCATCATCTGGAAATTCAAAATCTGCTTCAAATACTATTTCTTCTTGAGAAGTGATATCATCATTTTCATTCCCTATCATGTTTTCTTTTAAATCTTCAGGAACTAAAACTTTACTATAATTTATTATAGGTTGTACTTCATTATCAGCATTATATTGAATAGTTATAATTTTATCTATCAATGCTTGTGATATATGATTTCTATTCAAATCTCTATAAACTAATGCTCTAATCATTTCTGTGATAAATCCCAAATCACCATAAAAATGTTTTTTGTTTATATCACATCCATAATCTACTAAATGTTTTATTAATGATATAGCACATTCATCCACACATGATTCAACTAATTCTAATTCTTGTTGTTCTCTAGCTTCGCCAAGTGTTAAATTCTGAAATGAATTTTCATCAACCACAGTATCAACTGGTTTCATCTTCCCACCATTAGGAAATTGTAGTATGTTATCTTTATCCTTACTCAACTTTTTCTCCTTTGAAATTGACTAGACCTTGGTCATCAAAATATTCAACTAACTGATGATACCCACCAATTAATTCGCCATCAATTTTTATTTGTGGCATTGTTTTAACTTTTCTTCCTATATCTTCTAACATATCATCTACTGTTTTAAATTCTTCTAATTTTTTTTCATCATACTTTACACCAAGACTACTTAACATAGTCTTGGCTTTAGTACAGTATATACAATTGTTTTTACTATAAATTACTATTTTCATTTAAACTCATAATATCCGAATTGTACATCTTATTTAACTCACCCATAGGTAATCTTAATCCAACATATGCACGATAACTACCATCTTTAGTAATTGTAACATCTTGTTTAAAGATTTCATACCCACGAACTGAAGTATCTTTTATTGAATTAACTAAGGCACTTTCAACTTCAGTCATAACATATTTTTCTTTATCTTTACCGATTTCAGAAATGAACTGTTTACTTTCTTTGTTAATTGTACCTTTTATCATATCAGCAATTTCAGATTTTGCAATCATCTTCGCCTTCTCAATCGCAAGGTTTAAATCAGGCGATACAGATGTACCTGCCCCATATATACACATACCTTCTTGAGTATCATTACCACATAGTTTCATATTAGAATAATCTGCCATGAACCAACCTGGTACTGTTGTTGTTAAATCCGTACTTTCAGTTTTAAATGAATACATTGGATTGTTTGTTGTTGAACATGCACCTAATGTTAATGCAAATACAACTATTATATAATTTTTCATTATATTACTCCTATCACTCTATCAATAACACTATTTATACTACTGCTAAGATGTATAACCACTTCTTCAATGGTCAAATCTGTCATAGTAATAACAATAAATCCTAGAGTAAATATTATTATATTTTTAATCATTGGACCTCCCAATCACCAGATTTTGTAAGACATGCTTTTCCTGGTGTTTTAAAAGCATGATTCGGTCTATCATAATACCTGCAATAACTTGGTGCATTTGTATCACGATAATAAAATTCTGAATACAATTCCCAATAACCTGGTTCATCAAAGTTTTTTCTGCCGTCTGCACAGATTAATTGTTCTTCTTTTGTAACCACATCATCTTTAATTGTTGTTATAATCTTTGTAAAACAAGACTGTTGTTTTATTGGTTTTACTTTAGGGTGAAATTCTTCATCTGCAACTGCACCTGCCCATACAAATATCCATGATAATAAAATCAATTTACAAAATATCATAAATCCATATTCATCTTTATTCATTTGCACTCACCCATTCTCCTGTATAAGGATTTATATATGGTTTTTCTAACCATCTACCATCTGGCATTTGACATGCCGTTCCAAATTCTGTTCTTCTGTCTACATTACCCATACCAATAACTGGCCATGAATTTGTTATATCAACGGTTACATCATAATCAACACATTTAAAAGGTCCTTGATAATATAAACTTGTTGTTTTTATTATACCACTATTACCTGTGTTTCTATTGAACCAGTTTGTATATGATTGACCACTTGTTGCAACATTCATATGGTCTACAAAAGTACCATAGTGAACATCATAGTCTGACTGATACATGTATTCTGCACCTGCAATCGCACCACCTAAGGTACACATTGCAATTACATATGGATTATCAATCCCAGCTGATACACATGCAACTGTCGTTGTTGTTGCACCTAAACCAGCACCGATTTGTGACCTGGTCGCCAAACATCCTTGTAAGGACAACCCAATCAAAACTATACCTAATGTGTTAAGCGTTTTTCTTTGCTGGATATTTAGCATATTTTCCTTTATCATTTGATATCTCTCTACACATTTGTTGTATATCTTTTATTTGCACATCAATTTCTGCTTGTGAAAATTTTTCTGTTGTGTCATCATCTTGATGACCGTATTTCATTATCCTTAATTGTTCTGACTTATCATAAATTACTCTAATCTTGTCGCACATTGTACTGACTTTATGATACATTTTTTCCTCCAAGGTTAAAATGAGGTGCCCAGTTAAGGGCACCTCTAGTTTCAATTAAGAACCGTAAGCGAAACTTGTTCCGTAAAGTTTCTTGATTCCAGCAGCCACAATCGCTTTAGATGGTGTACCCATACGATATGAAGTGTTGTTACCATTAGTACCAGTACTTTGATTAATATAAATCATGTGTCCTTCTGAGCGTAATGTATCAACCATTGCTCTAGGTGATGTTAAGTCAAATCTACTTCTTAGGGTTCTCCAGAATACTGGTTGTCCTTTAGATAGTAAGTTTAGTACTTTTTCTTTTTTGCTTAGTCTAGCTCTTGCCATAATATTTACCTTTTGTTGTTATTTAATTTGACATTTTTAAGTCTGTCATGACTATTACACATAGTAATTCTATTGTTGTCACCATTATAGGACATTTCAAAGCGTTTGTCAAGCTTTATTTTCATTATTTTTATGTTTGACATATCCTCGTTTATCTCT